ATAGTGGTGTCGTATGAGATTATTTCCCTCATATTGTTATAGAAAGTCTGACGAGTTTCAAAAGTGGTTCTACTCCAAAACCAATTACGTACGTCCGTAGCTTGATGGTTTCTAATAACCTCCTTTTGTACCTTTCCTGCATTTGAAGAAATATTATTGACTAAATTTTTAACAGGACTGGTGCAAAAAGGCGATGCTGCGTAAAACAATACATCCTCTTGCGAAAAAGTTTCATCTATTTGACCTCTAAGTTTACCATTGCAACAATTCGACGCGACGCCGCCTCCTTTTGCTGGGGGCTCATTCGTAAACCTACCAGAAGGAGGCTTGGCAAAATAGTTGCTGACGCCGTCCGTGTCCGTCGCCTGGCTCACCGCGACGCCCGCGGCCGTGTCATTTTCAATGAGAAAATCATCGGATCCCAGAGCAAGTGCGGGGGTTATATCGAGTATAATCTCAATCTTTAACAAAGACCGCACGAAGTTATCTTGTGTTAAAAATTGAGATTGAATTTTCTCGACGAATTCTGCGTGCACGGCCGCCCGTCCGCGGGCGCGCGGCGCTAGCTTCGTGGCCTCTTTGGCCTCGGCGGCGACGGCGGCGGCGGCGGCGGCGGCGTCGCCGAGGGCTACCGCTTCATCGACCAGAGGGGAGATCTGCGCGTCGGGCAGGTTCGCGGCGGTGGCGGCCTCAACCTCGTCGGCGGCGGCCTCGGCGGCCGCCTCGGCCTCGGCGGCCGCCTCCTCGGCGAGGCGCGCCGCCTCGGCCACGTCTTCGCCTTCTTCGAGTTGGGCGATCCATGAACCGATCGTTGTGAATACGTAGCTCTCGTCGGAGGAGAGTAACATATGCATTTTTTCCACTTTATCTCCTAACGCTATGTATATTGAATTGGCGAGGTCGAACGCGCCGTCGTCGAGCAGCGTGATTTGTCCGACGCCGTTCGGGCCGGTCATGTCCAATGGCAGCAGATCGCCATGGGTGCTTGCTGCGGGCATGACGGAACTATCGTACACCATTAAACTCGAGTAACAGAGAAGGAGAGCTCGTGAAAGATTAATTAAACGGTCATCGGGCGACAACGTGTCGCGGTTTACGTAAGCGGTCAGCAGGTCGTCCGCTTTACTTTGCGCGACGGTGTTGAAGTTCTTTGACGTTATCCCGTCGTCCCTGACTGCATAAGGTCTATCTTCATTAATCCACGATTTATCTATACTGGAGTTGACGAGTCCCCGAATTTGTGCGTTAAGTAACTCATATAAATGTAACTCACCCCATAGTTTATTCTCACAAGCAGCGATGCGATCAACGTTTGTAATTATATTTAATTTATAACTGGTTGTATCCACATAATGTTTATAAACTACATTTCTTAAAATCTCCTCGCGCTGAGTATTATCAAGACTTTTCGTCATCGCACGCGCGGTCTCAACTTTATCACGTACATTTATGCCCCCATCCGTATCGTTAACCGCCGGAATTTCCGATCCAGCTCTCATTGCATAGTTTATTAACAAATTACCAGTAAACCCCGCCCCGTCCTCGGTGTAATTCGGGTTCGTATCCGATATATGAGGTACTAAATACCTTAAAAAATCCGAGAATTTCAGAGAGTCGCGCATAGGGTCATCGTCTGGTATTGTCAAACAACCGGTTGAATCTGCAACAGTAGGTAACCCTTTAGCGTTTATTAGTTTGACATCACATTTAACATTATTAAATAAATCAATAAACTTGTTATTTAATTCTTTAATTTCATCCCCACCACCACTTAGAATTTTATAATAAACATTCGGTGAGCCTCCCGTGTCCGCACAGCCTAAAGTATAATCAAAATTTGTTATATTAGGGTTCTCCGAGTTATAGAGTATACGCATATACTTGTTGTATTTTCTAACAGCATTTATTTCATCTAGTACATTCCTTGAACCATTAACTTTCCACCACGGAGTTATATTTAAAAAATATATAAGATTTATCGCTGCCGAAGAGAGCATCATACCACCACTTTCAATTGTTGTTGTTCCTTCTATAAATGGATTCAAGCCCTCGACGGGCGGCTCGCCGCCAAAGCCGGAGGAGCCGCCGAAGCCGGACGTCTTAGGAGAAGCTAAATCATTGTCATCAATCATATTGTAAAACTCTCTACGATCAAGTTTTTTGAACGGCACTCTTTTCCTATTTCTCTTTTTTTTCTTTGCCGCCTCGCTTAAGGTAATATTTCGAATACCTTTATCTCCTTTCCCTTTCTGTCTACTACGTTGGTTACGATCCTTAATGCGTGCCTCGTGATACTCGTCTACCAATTTTTCAAGGCAAAGTCCATGATAATCATATAAATCTTTAGTATAAATAACAGTATTAGCCATTATATCGCCACAAGGATTTAATTTGCCTGTAATTGCTTCAATAAATAATAAAACAAATCCTTTAATTCTAGGCCAAATAAGTATAAGTCCTAACCAGTATACAGGAAAATGAGGGTGTTTAAGCGAACCCAGTACTGCTGCACATATTGCCATTATTGCAGGTATTTGAAGATAAACCAACAATATTAATAATATTGGTAGAAAATATGCTCTAAAAGCTCTACCTTTTGTGAATATAGAGTCAAACGCAAAAAAAAACCCGTTGCACATTAATGAATTAGCGAAATCCACTATTTTTGCTGGCCATTCTTGTAGTAACAAAGCGGATTGTGCTTGCAAATCACAAGCAGCACACCACCACCTTAATTCACCGGTATCAATCCATTTGCCCTCGTCGTCTTTGTCGCCGAGTCTATCTATATTAACAGACTTGTCGATTTTTAGAGACTGTTGTGCAAATATAGAATGTTTGAACATCTTTTCAAATTTATTTCTTAAAGCTTTGGAGTTTCTGTAAGGCGAATCTTCGTCTAATTCCGAAAGTTGCTCTAAATTAGCACCGACTATGCCTATTATTAGAATAAATGCCGTATAACATAGCGAATTTACTGCGAATCCTATCCAATTATTGTTTTTTTTTTCAAGCTTAATTACCTTTGACGTTTGAATACGGGTTCTTATTAATTCAAAGATAGTTTCATTAGTTTTAACTGTTTCTAGGTCTTCTATGTTTTCCATTTCCTCGTCAGAATCATAATCGACACTTTGTGATTTACCGTACACATTTTGCTTAAGAATTTTAGTTAAATTAAATTTTTTTATAAAATCCTTAAACCGCTTATCCCGCCTCTTAAACGCCTTAGTGTCAAACCACCCATCGGCGAATGGCTCAATATTCTTTTTATGGTTCATACCAAACATTATATATATAATAATAATATAAAAGAATTACATTGCGAACATTAATGAAGCATTTCCAGAAGAAAGTATCAAAACATTATACCTTTGTTCATAAATTCGTAAATCATAGTTATATTCATATAGATTCGTAGCAGGTTTATTGTAGCCCACAGGCTCTCCTGTGTCTGGATTACATACAACGTTATACTGTGCATTAGTATCTAAAGTAGGTGTATGAGTTGTAAATTCCAATTCTATTTTATTAAACATGCTCATATTCAAAGATCCTGTAGGTTGTAAATTAGAAATGCTTGTAGACAATGCGAATGAATAACCATATACGCCCTGATAGGGTGTTGATGAAAATCTTTTATAAGCTTCTAAATACCTATAAACATTGGCATTTCTTATTTCTTCTCGCTGATGCCCATCAAGTATTAATCCTAAAGACAAAAGAATGTCCTTTTCGTTTTCCAGTTTATAATCTCCAGTAAAGTATAATCCTGTGGGAGTATAGTCAGGATTTTCACCAGGTCCAAGTGCTCTATCACCAAACAATGTGCTACCATCTAGTTGTGCAGGAGCAGATCTAATCCTATAAGGTTGATATTCATAAGGCCAATTAGTAAAATTGCTCCATTCGTTTCGTAAATGTACGTCGTTTCTTTGATAAACAAATGTAAAATCCGTTACTAATCCTTTAGAATTTTGCAGCCATATTTTATTTGCAGTAGATATATTATTGTATGTATGTAAAAATACCTGTTTAATCAGATATTGTTGTTCATTTGTGGCGAAATTAGTTCTTTCGTCTTCAGAAAGGAAACAATAATTTGCGATTATATGTATATCTGAATTCCATGTAACATTTTTGTTGGTGTAATTTAATTCCACATTAGGAGGACTTTGTAAAAAATGATAAAACTGTTGCTCCGATCTATTAAAATTTGGTGCAGTATAAGGATAGTTGTTAGTTTTATCTAAAACATCTCTAATAATAAACCATTCTTTTAATGGTCTTAAAGTGACATTTATGTATAATTCATTATATTGCAAAGATACAAGTGGAAAGGCTTGTTTATATGAAACTGTCCACCAAAGATTTAAAGGGATTAGTAATTGTTCGCCCCTAATAGATGGTTCGGCTCCGTCAGAATTAGTGGTATAAACGGCGTTAGGATAAGACTTTCCACCTTTACCAGGATCATAGAATTTTCTTTCATTTCCTGTCATAACATTTAACGTTCCAGTTTTACCGTAACCATTTTTGTTGTAATTTACAAGGAAAAACTCTCCTGGTATGGTACATAAAGTAGTACCGCCAACGGTAACACTTATTTCTTTAATAATTTGTACACCCAAATTCTTAATCCATTTAAATTCATATGGAACCCATTCCCCGCTGCTATCTAGTGTTTCCTTAGGAGGATACACCGGACTGAATATATCAGGTAAATTTATAGATAGATATGTCTCCATAAGTAAATCGGCATATCTTTTAACTTTAAAGGAATATTTAGTTTCTTCTGTGGTATGTATAACTTTTTGCCCCTCATAATCTAATCTAAATTTTTGGAGACCGAAATTAGTATGTGTTTTGAACGTAGATGTAAAAAAGGTTTTATCTGGATTTCCATGAACAATTACATTTTGATCACCCATTGCTACTAAATTTAATATTCCACCTGCCATTAATATAATATACTTATATTACTTTTAAAATAAATTATTGTAAATATATAATAATGGACAGTACATTTACAATAATATCCGCAATAGTTGTAGTATTAACAGTTTATACTATAATTAAGGTTCATAGTAAAATAACTAAGAAAGATCTAGATTGTAAAAAAAATATGTTAACAAAAGATAGAATAACATTAAATGATATTAAATCGGCAAACTTAGATAAACCATTAAAGGACTTCTATGTAATGACGGCATATAATTGTTGTTCTGTTAAAGAAGATTGGGTTGATCTATGTGCATTGTCGCATTGTATAAAATTAGGGTGTAGATGTTTAGATTTTGAATTATATGAATATAATAGTATGATAATCGTAGGAACGACGTCAAAAAGCGACGGTTATACGAGAGATAGTTATAATTATATAGAATTAGACAAGGTCTTGCAAGAAATATTGGATAAGGGGTTTTCGTCAAAACATACAAAGATTAGAAATGACCCATTAATATTAAACTTTCGAATTAAATCATCGTCTGCGGAAGTCTACGATAGTATAGCTGAAATTATACAAGATAGTAGAGAAAAAAATCCAGATAGATATTTACCGTTTGTATTAAGTCATAATGTTGTTAGTGGCGAAGATGCGAACTCGGCGTTTGATATAGCTATACAGGATTGTCTTAAAAAAATAATTATTACTGTCAGTGACTGCAACTTTAATACATTTAAGCAATCCAGTTTAGGTGAAGTTGTTAATATGGTAGGTGGAAGATTGATTACGTCTAATTTAACTAGTTGCGACACAGGAGCTGCAGACGCGAACGCCGCGTACGAGCTCGAGCGCCTTACTAACGGTGGACTAAAGATGATTCAATTAAATAACAGAAATTTATTAAGTGAGATTGGGAACGTTGAATACCTTAAGCATTTAAAAGATGAAACCGATGGAACTCGAACAATAACGGCGACACTATCTATACCAGATGATATTCCTGTAAATCCAAATTACTGCTATCATAAAAAAGCTAAAATTAATTTTATAGGTATGTCGTTTAGAGAAAAAATTCCAAGAGATTATTCGTTAAATCCTTGGGTAAATCTAGATAGCGATCACAAAGCCGATTTATTAAAATATGAAGAAGCAGGAAATTTAGATAATTATATGCAATGGTTTTATGACAATTTAACTGCGTTCATACATATAGATGATGATATGCATAATTTGAACCCTGGCGACCCTAATATAACATCTTGTGATTCTATAGAAAACATTCATCTTAATCCTAATACTATAGTAAATACGAGCGATAAAATAAAAACTAAAGTAAGAAGATATTGGTATAATACGGTTGCAAGAAATTTATTTTAAACAGTATATATATATATGAATAAGTTAGAGGAATTAGAATTAAAGATACTGAGAGAGGCGGTAGATAAAGCCGAAGAGCGTCAAAAAAAAAGAGCAGTAAACGGTCCTGAAATAGAAAAAATAATAAACACAGTAGAGGAATTTCTTAGAAATAAAAAGTTGATATGTTATGGTGGTACAGCAATAAATAATATTTTACCTGAAGAGGATCAGTTTTACAATAGGGATTTAGAAATTCCAGACTATGATTTTTATTCAGCTAATGCATTAGAGGACGCCAAAGAACTAGCGGATATATATGCAAAAGAGTTTGACGACGTGGAAGCTAAAGCAGGCGTCCATTTTGGTACATATAAGGTTTTCGTTAATTATATTCCAGTTGCCGATATTACCTATATGAATAAAGATTTATATGAATCAATAAAGAAAGAGAGCATTAGTGTTGGTGGTATTTTGTATGCTGCGCCTAATTTTCTAAGAATGGCAATGTACCTGGAGTTATCTAGGCCTGAAGGAGATACGAGCCGTTGGGAAAAAGTCTTAAAAAGATTGATTTTATTAAACAAAAACTACCCATTGTATGGGATAGATTGTTTAAATATGAACTTTCAAAGAGGACTGGAGATTAGAGATAAAAAGAAGGAGGCGGATATATTTAATATAACAAGAGACGCACTAATAGGACAAGGCGTGGTTTTTTTCGGTTCATTGGCACACGGCATATATTCAACATACATGCCAAAAAGAGAAGGTAAAAGAATAATTCAAAAAAATCCAGATTTTGATGTCATGTCAATGAAGCCTTTTTTTACCGCGACGGTAGTTAAAGAAAGATTAGAATACAATGGCTACAAAAATGTATCCATTTCAAAAAAAGATGGTGTTGGAGAAGTTATAGCACCGCATTATGAAGTTTTATATGGTATAGATACCATATGTTTTATTTATGAACCCCTAGCTTGTCATAGTTACAACGTAGTAGATGTAGATAAAAGAAAAGTGAGGATAGCCACAATTGACACTATGTTGAGTTTCTATTTGGCATTTCTTTATGCCAACAGACCTTATTACGACAAAAATCGTATATTATGTATGACGGAATTCCTTTTTAAAGTTCAACAAAGAAATCGATTACAACAAAAAGGTGTATTAAGGAGATTCAATATAAATTGTTATGGTTCGCAACCCACTTTAGAAGATATTAGAGAAGAAAAAACTAAAAAATACAATGAGTTGATGGATAAAAAACACACCAAAGAATATGAAGAATGGTTTTTAAGATACATACCTAACAATAATTCCGATTCAAAAGCCAATGCTAAACCAAAGACTAAAGGCAATACTAAAGCCAAAGAAAAGGCTAAAACAAAGACTAAAGCTAAGACTAAAGCTAAAGCCAAGGCGAAAACACAAAGAAGTGGTAAGAATTTATTGGGCGATTTATTTAAATTAAACCAAAAAAAGAAGGACGGTTTTAAAATTCCTCTATATTAAATATATAATGCTTTCGATATTTAATATAGTACTATTAATATTATTGGTATTAGCAATGAGTTTCATTAAATCTAATAAACGAGAACCATTCGATTCACATAGAAACTGTGTAAACGCAGGTTATCCTTTAAACTTCTGTTTGAACGTACCAGTACAATCTAAACTATGAAAATTTTTGAAGCAGCGTATCTGACGATTTTGTGATAAGATAAAAAGCCAATCCGAATAGAATACTTTTAACTACTATTCCGTTAAATTTGAGATTTCCTGCATTATCGAATATTTTTGGAATAAATTTAAGTAATGTAGAATTAAAGATTGGTAATTGAAAAGAGAAGAATAAAACAACAATTATGATAGTTAATTGGAATTCTTCAAATAATTTATTGACAAAGCTAGTATTTTCGTTTCGCTTATTGTTTTTTGCAATTAAATTTTCTTCTGTGTCATGTAAGTTGATATAATCAGATGGTTTACTGTTGTCAATATAATTAACCTTAACATTTGGGTCAATAGTGATATTATTAGTGTTTCTAGGTATATCTCTAGATGGGAGTTGCGTAGCGCCAGATTCAGAAGCCAGATTAATTTTCTTTACAAAGTCCAATTGATCATCAGAACTAAACATATTGGGTTGTTGCGAATGCTGTTGGTTTTCATTAACGGATACTTGCTGCATTTGCGGCATTTGCTGCATTTGCGGCATTTGCACGTTTTCCTGTGTATTTAAAGTAATGTTTTGCATATCATTCTGTGGCAACTGATTAATGTTAGTAGTATCACCCATATAGTATATTAAATTAAATCATATAAGTAATATTTACGCAAAATATATTTATAATTTGTATTTTATAATTTTCGGTTCCTCATCTATAACTCTTTCGATAGAACTAACGGTATGTGTTTTTTTTACTAAAGTATATGTCTCGTTGTCTTCATCATATACTACAGTATAATATTTGTATTTAAGATTAGTAATGAATTCGACTAACGGTTTAAGATTTTTAATATGTATTTCTACGGAATCCTTAATATATTGTATGTCTTGGCTTTCTGTAAACTTTTCTATATTTTCTTTAATTAAATTTAAATTTTTATTTAAAGATTCATTTGACAATCTAATATTTTTCTTAACCTCCTCGTTTTCCATTAAATAGTTTATAGCCGACGTGTATTCTTCTATAGTTTCAGACATATTTGTTTTAAATTCATTGAACTTAGTAAGTGAATCTTCTTCACTAACAAAACCGAATAAAAAATCCAATTTAGTTTGTATGATGTTTAATTTCTCATTTTCGATTTCGTTTTGCCAGTAATCAGCAGCTTTCGATTCAGACATAACAGATCCTCTGTGTATCTGAATATCTAATCCACAAGGCGTTATGGTGTCTCCGCATTTAGCAGTAAGAACTCTGTCTTTATTAGAAAAAATCGTACCAACATCTCTTTTACACTTAACACATTTAGGTTTTATTGAACTAATAAGTCTTCTCTTTTTAGCAAGAGAAGTTAAATCATTATTTGCTATGTTTTTAACGGTTTTTTTATATTTTTTTTCATAATAAGATTTTAGTTTATAGTATTTATTCATAGCGTTGAGGACATCCTCTGTATATAATTCTTTTTTGGGTACAACAAAGCTGGGTGTTGTCTCTTCAACAATAGAAGCAGGTTCATCACTTTTAATTTCCATACTTATAATTATATATTATTTTTTTGATTTAAATAATAATATTCATTATCAAAAGTAGGAAGATTGGTTATAATTTCTTGTCTATATTTTTGTTTTTGAATGTCGATAGATTTTATCTTATTCAAGATGTAATCTCTTTCCTTTTCTTGCTTCTCTTTTTTCTGTTCAGGAGTTAATTTACCTTTATATTTATATCTCAATGTTAGAAAAACTACAACCACAAATAATGATAGTAGTATGATATTGTATAAATTGTTGTAATAGGTCATTTTTTTGTTATGGCAATTTTCTAGAGTTTTTGTAAAAAAATATTTAGTTCCGCTTTCGACTAATTTAGGATTTTGCATAATATTATTATAAATTGATAAGTTTTTTAATAATAGTATTAAACTAAATATACAAACGGGAAGCATGCAAACGAGAAGCATGGTAAAGAAAGCTAAATTCAATAATGCAATCAACACATTGCCAGAAGAGATCGAAGGAGAGATTCTACTGTATTTTAGAGACGAATTGATCCTTAATTGGTCGGATGTTATCCAAAAAGACAATTACAAAAAATTCAAAAATTATATGAATAGTGGTATGGGTATTGGGTTTAAAAGTGAGAAATTAATAAGGAAGTTTTATATTAAGTGGTTAAAATCCAATAAAATTGAATATAAGAAATAAACAACTTACTTTGTAATAATGGAATTCTCTAAAGACAAGCAATTAACTATATTGGCAGTAGATCCTACCGACGCAGATGACGTTCTAGAAATTGGTATGCGAAAAAAAAATAATGAGAATCTGCTGTTAATTGTACCGATTATTCCAGAAGGACATAAAGAGCATTATAATTTTTGTGATATAGAGGATTATGATGAAACAAAAAGTTATAACAGCGCATTTAAAATGGCGTTTTGGTTAGCAAGGGCTTTCCCAGAAACGATTGTCTTTATTTCACGAGACATTATCGATGAAAGAAATCCCATTAGTCAAAAGATCTATCATCATCTATCGAACGATTTGCCTGATACTCATTCTTATGTTAATAAGGATGATTTTCCTTTAAATTTATCGTTGAACTACAATGAACTGAGAATGTTAATCAATAGTTATACTAGCATAACAACCAACGTAGGTAGGCCATGCACAGGAGTAGTTTATCTAATCGATAAACTAAGATTAGAAGATCGCATAAAAGGTCCTATTTATGTTCAAGGTGGATGTTTTTGGGGTAAGGATTCGGGAACAACGAATATACCTAATTTGTTTAAGCGAACTGAACGCGAATCTATGAATATGGCAAGAAATCCTACAGCATTTATGAAGTTGGTCGAACTAGTCAAAGGCGATATATGCGTTGTAACTACTTCATTCAGCAAAGCATATGATCTAAATTGCGTAAATAATTTAATAGATAATTTATTCCCTTTCACAAGCAATGACAAAAAAACTATTAGACTAGAGGCACTAAATAACATTAATGTATGTTTGAAAAAATACTATGAACAAGAAAGATTTAAGACATCAAACAGTGCTAAATTGTTTGATATAGACTTATATCTCGTATCTAACAATCTAGACAATTACAATAAAGAGAGTATGTCTTGTGCTATCAAGAAGGGTTTAGGTGAAATGGAAATGCATAATGGAGAACTAGCAAACAATGATGAATATGTACATTTTGAAAATGTAACGGTTATATTAAGTAAAAAAGAGGAAAACGTCAGTTTGAATACAATGCTAAATACATAACAATATAATAAGATAATATGGCCAATATTATGGTTATAAACCAAAGTGGTAATACAGTTTTATTTTTGTAACCTAATCCGAATTCTCTAATATATCCTTGATTAGTGTAAATAAAACTAGGTTTAATATATTGTATACTTGCGAACAATAATATAAATATATATATTGCTAGACTTACCTTTCTTTTTTTATTAATTAAAATTTTCATATATATTAAAATATATATATTTTAATTAATAAAATTAAATCAATCGTCATATTCCCTAATTGCACCTAATTGAACAGATAAATCTTCCATATCTTGATCGTATTCATCGTCGTTGTGCATATATGACATATCGTTTTCCTCTGCCTCTATTCTGGCTTCCACCTCTTCTGCCTCATATTTTTCCAACATATAAATATCTCGATTCATATCAGTAACCATATCGGTTTTATGTATATTTTTTTCTCGTATAGCAATTTTTTCTAAAGCCTCTCTCTCATCGTCATATGTATTTTTATCATATTGTATAAGTCCTTTTTGAAGACCTTTGCTCCAGTCATATGTAGAATCAGTCGTTGCCAAGTTGCTTTTAAGTTGTTGTCTTTTCATTACATCTTGTATTTTTCTTTCATCTTCTGACAATTCCTTCAATGAAGAAGTAATATTCTCCTTTTCTTTCTCTTTTGATCTTAAAACTTTTTCAATGAAATCGTCATAATCATAAACTGTGCTGGAACATGTTTCCACATACATATTTATAAAGATATTCAGTAGATTAGCTATCTTTTCACTGTTATTCTTTTTCTCTCCAATAAGAATTTCTATTTGAGATATGTCACCGTTATCTTTTTCTTCGAAAACTTGTGTAGACATGGGTGCCGTTATTTGTGTTTCCTTTATTATGTATTCTTCATCTATGTGCTTAATGTACATGTCAAAAACAAGTAAAATAAAATGTTCATACAATAGATTACATATTTCATCGTCGAAACAATGTTTTGCGTTTTCTATTACATTCGCCATTCGAGGTATGTTATCAGCCAGTAATAGTATGTTATGAAATTTAGGCTGTAACCGTTCTATAAAAGCTATTAATTCGCTATCGTCATAAAGCTCAAATAGCAATTTGTAGTGATTTTTCATTATATTCTTAATATCTATAGCATGAATTCTTGATAGTTTCCAGTGTTTTGGAATAACCGTATCACCATGATTATATCTAACGTTATTCTTTATCATATTGGGATATATAGTCACAATGTTATTTAAGTATCTATGTAAATGATCGGTGGTTTCATACATATTCTGGTCGCTTTTTTGAAGAAGATTATGGTTTTTGTTGCTGTATAAGTTTTCTATGTTATTAAAAAATACATCTATCTTTTTTGAGACAGCTCTAGAGTTTTTCGAATTTTTAGATACAAATTCTTTTAAAGATACTTTAAGTTTATTATTGTTTTCGATCAAATAGTTTTTAATATTTATCATATTTTTGGTTTCCTTAATTACAAGTTCATTTTTGTCTTTTAATAGGTTGTTTAAATTTTCAATAAGCATATCAGGTACATGCATTTCAGTTTGTAATGTGAAATTGTAAATTATGTTTTCCAATTTATTAAAAGGATTTAGACTAGTGTTGGTTTTTAAAATTATAGATTTACTTATAATTCTGTGTAATTGATGGAGCGATTCTATACTGTAAAATTTGCTCTCTCTCTTCATAATTTTGATTTTTTCATCGATTGTATGATCTTCTTCAAAAGAACTCTTATTGTCGATGCAGATATCTAAAAGTTCTCCAGTTAAAGTAGTTGAACTGTTAAATTTACAGTAAATAATGAACGATTTATAAACCGTATTTTCGCTTAAGGTATCGCTAATAGACGGATACTGTTTTCTAGTGTTAATATTTACAAACATTATATTAGCCTTTGTAAACTGTTGGACGATTGCTAGATTATCGGAAAGCGATTTAACCACTTTATTAATTTTATAGATACTTGGATTCTTTTTTTCAAAGAACTCAATAACATTCTTAACTTCGTTACAGCATATATTATCGACAAAAGGCTCTTTGTTTGAGTTCATAAGTATAGGTTCGGCGTTTTTAACTATATTTGAAATCAAATATTGCATATATATCGAAAAATGTATGATCTTTCCGTTGATTGTGTTTATTTGATTCATTTGTGCTCTGTTACCGTTTGACACGTTGTTGAATAAAGATTTTACATAGTCATCACTTACGCTATCGGACGCTTTAAGTGTTAAACTGGATAGGGGTGGTAGAAAGGTTTGCCATGTTTTAACATCAATAGAATCTGGTATCACATCTTCGTTAGTTAGATCAAATTGTAGTTTTTTGTTTATCTTTTCTTGGATAATCTTGTCTTTCAATAAGATTTTATCAAATAAAAACATCATCTTTTTAATAAGCTGTTTTTCTGACATATTCTTAAGGGTATACCACGGCGGCTCGCTGCTTTTAATTTTAAGAATAATGCAAACAAAGTATGTGATACCTGACATATCATCGTTGTCTAGTGGATACCCTTTGAAAGATTTTACGCATCCAGGGAAGGTTTTTTTTACTTTAGGGGTGGGTGTTAGGGTTATAACTGATATAAAGGTGTAAGCCACTATCAATAACAACATTAATGAATGCTTTTGAAATATATATTCCGGAATTTTTTTACCTTTTTTCAATCTAGCTTCTTCCGCCATTTTATTGTATGCTTCTTCGTCGCCTAGTTCTTTATCTAATTGTATAAAAACGTTTGTAAGAATAAACTCTTTGGATGTCGATACATTTATTCCTACAAAGTTTTCAATAGCAGAAATGATGTTGTGACCCATAAGCAAGTCAGGTGATAATTTTTGGTTATCAAGACTAAATTTCGAGGACAAATCTTCGGCGAGTTCCTGTCGAATTCTTTTGAATCCACTTTCATCATATCCTTCGTCTGTGTTAAATTCGATTGTTTTGATAACATAACCACTATGTTTATCTACCCAAGTATCGCCATCATCAGATAATTCACCTATATCTTTGCATACTTCTTTTAGGATTGCGCCATAATCAAGATTTTGAATATAGGCATTCGCCAAAGTTAGCATAAATTTCGGTAATAATTTGGTAGATGTTTCTAAACAATATAACCAGTTGACGTCTTCTTCTTGTTCGTCGTTAGGCAATCTGGTGTATTTATCGGCAAATTGCTGTATATAGCTCTGTTTCTTAACGAAATCTTGATGGCCTATTATTCTATCTCTAAGTTCTATGTGCGGAGACTGTACTCCTTCAAATACCGAAGCTTCTGTGCCTATAGACAACTGGTGGTCGTTGTGTTTAAAAGATTTCTTAGTATTAATGTAATTACTCTTAACAAGTCGCTTTTTACCATTAACTAATCTTGCTTTAATATTTTCAGTAATTTCAAATTTATTAAGAGCATTCTTGGTATCATATTCTGTTAATACATTTTTGAATATTTGTTCATTGATGTAACTATTGCCGTCAACGCATTCGTTTTTAACGACTAAGCAATCTTCTTTAATGCTGCATAAACTGTCCCATTTCTCTTTAACACTAATGTTATCTTTTATGTCGTTGTCTATTATCCATTTGTTATTTTTTCTTATGTAATAAGATTTAGAGTCATCGGTTTGTAAGATTGCGTATAAATTTTCGGTAACCACTCGTTTTTTGGCGATCATGGCGTTAGCTTCTATTACCGATTTTTCCGGCGACATCTTAAGGCTTTCCTGTATTTTTTTAGATAAAAACAGTAAGAATTCTTCTTTTGATAAAGAAGACTGTTCTTTTTGGTAATTATTTATAAATTTATAATCAGTTAAATCGAATTCTTGATCATAAAATATAACCTTATCGTTGTCACTGTTGAGAAATTGTTCGCTAGTATATTTTTTGGCAATTTTGTAGTTAGCACACCCGCTTTCCACATTAATTTTAAGCAATTGCTCATTAATTATGGCGTTAATATCTTCCATTCCAATGAGTTCCAGGGTAGATAGCGAAATAATATCGGATAAAAGTTCGGCATTATCTCTTATGTAGATTTTTTTGAATATCTCTGACGAAGTATAATTCAAATTAGAACTAAGATTGTAACTGGCTATATTCTCTTTTTCGACATCATTAAAAATATTCATTATATTCATTATCGTGTAACTTTTCGTTTTTTTCAGCTCAGAAAAAACGTTCTTATTTTCTTGGAACTTCTTTTTATACTCTACTAACTGTTCTTTAATAAAAAATAGAATTTTTTGAAACTGTTTAAAAGAAATATCGTTTCTGTATATGTAAAATGGTTCCAAATACTCTATGACACTGATGAAATTCAACGGTTTGTTGATGAATTTCTTTATTCTGTCAAAAAGTATCCGTGTTTTTGGTATCATACTATTAATGAAAAGTTTGTATTTATCATTTTTGCTTAGTTGATTGAAAGTTTTGTTCATATTCATATCTAACTTGTCTTGAATTATTTCAGATAATATAGTGTCTTTGTTTTCAAAGGAATCCACATAATCTTCGAACGAGTGATATCTGAAATTCTTTAAGAAATTTTCAGCATCAGGTTCGGTATCTATTTTAGTGTATTTATTCAATAGTTTATGATAATACAAAGAAACATGGTTCATTTTAGATTTATTCATAATGGACGTGGATGGCATGTTTATTGTAGAATATCTTAGAACAGGTTCCGGAAACATTAAAAAACCGTTTACTGATATTGTATCTTTTTCAATGTACTGTTGAAAAACAAATCGTCCTCTCGTTATAATGTCGTCATTAATAACGTCAGTATCAAACTCATCATAATTATTTATTATACCCAAAACGTTATTTTTAACCTTATAAACATAATTATCGTCGGTTTTCGTGTTGATGTATGGAGTGTTGAACTTATCTAATTGATTATAGAGATAATTGTATTTATTATCATCTATAGAACCAGTGTTTGACAAATAATTTTGATATAACTCATTTTGTTTCGCTACATCTAATGACATAGAGTTATTGACCACATATATGTAATCGTCAAGATCTTGTTCCAACTCTTCGATATAGACTTTCTTCTGTAAATTGACAATGGGTAAAATCCAATACAACGTGTTATCAAAATTCATTAATTTTTCTAATAATGGTTTGTAATTAGCACCCTTCATTTTAGGTTTGTTGGCATTGTTGTTTTCATCAAACGTAGAGTATTCGGCTCTTAATTGCTTGTATCTTTGTATTACGGTGTGAATTCTATTTAAAGTATTAGTAGTTCGCTCATAAGTAGGTATGGTTGATAATAGTTCGTCGAGCAAATCATTGGTTTGCGTTTCAATGCCGTATCTTTTGAACTTGTCGTCAACTGTTATGGTTTCCGTTACTTCACCTAATTCTTCTCCTATTACAAGAGTGTCAGCATCGATTAATAAGTCTTTTAGTTCAGTAGGTTCCACAGTATCTGGAATTACATATGTATCTAATTCATATTCATCGCCTTCGACATCTTGTATAGTTTCACTTGGATCATTTTTTTTATCAATAGGCTCATTTCTAATAATGATTTCTTTAATATTTAAATCAGGTGGTAATCCTTGGTATGCGAAATCGATGTATATAATATCGTTGTTTGGATAGGTTTTTATTTCAATCATATCTTCTTCAATATTAGTTATTATTCCTGTGACAATAAAAGGTAAATCGCTGATAAAATGTATGTCTATCCATGTATTGATTGAAAGATCGTTCTGCTTCGCATATCCTTTTACATCATTTCTATCCAATAATATGATTTCACTAACATAATCTTCTATTATATCACCGCTTTCATCTATATTAAGGATGTGTAACTGCGCTGTTTCTGTGTTAATTAATTTAATAACACTATTATCAATATAATCTATTAAATATGTATTATCGTTAGTTGTTTCATTTAATGGCGATACTATTTTTATAATATCTCCTAATTCAAGAGTCATATTTTCAGGTTCATTCATATCTATATTTAAATTAGATATTATTTAGTTAAATAACTTTAATTAGAATTGGTTTTTAATAGATTTGAATATTTCCGACGATAAATTACATACGGAGGAAAGTAGTTGTGTAACGGCGGGTTTTTCGATAGCATTAACAAAAGATATTCTTAGTATACTTTCGTCGTTGTGCGGATGCGTTTTATAAAAGGATACATAACTTATAGTACCACTATTAAGGTAATAGTTTGTATAAAAGACATATTCTAACATTTTTCCTATTGAATAATCCTCATTTTCGAATACTATATCCACACTATTTTCCATTGTGGTTTCGTTATCTTTAATGGCAAAACCAGTGCTTGAAGCAATATAATCAAACCTGTTTACAAGTATATCGCAAGCCATTTTAACTAATTTAGTACAGTTGTAGATTCCTAAACTTTTAATCTTGAATGTATAAGAGCCGTCTACGAATATACGTTTAGCGTCGAGTAGGTTCCAGTTTTTCTTGTAGATTTCTACATCGGTGTCACTGTAGCCCGTAGATTTAAGTTCAGCAGACTTTTCACTCCAAACTTCCTGAATTTTATTTTTATCGGGTAAATTATTGTAACTGCATAAGTATACTGCATTGAAACATCCGTTTTCACTGGGGGTGACTATAGAAAGTTTAGCAGTTAAATTTATCTCTTCTTCTTTTAGTGTTTCACTTAATTTAGGCCTTAGTCTGAGTAATTGAATGAAATCTTTAGTTAATTTATTTGGTGGAAATATTTTCTTGACTTCCTCCTGTGAAATAAAAGTATCATTACTTGTGTCTTTAATTTTAAAATCTTCGGTTGTGACATTTATTGTGGCACTTGTATTATTCTTAACATTTAATTGAATTTCCAGATTTTCATAAGGAATTGTTAAATCGTCTATATGAACTGGGATACAACTTATTCGTTGTTTAATGATTTCATTATTAAATCTGCTGGTATTAACGGTAATATCGCATTTATTTTCTTCATATGGCGTAGTTTTAAACGCTAAAATAGGAATATCCGATAGGATAGTTCTTCTCAAGGCGTTTACAATGCTTACGTTACTGTTTGTTATTAGGAAAGTCATATCATTGTTTTTTTGATCGATATCAGATATAGTGTTGGCACTCATTTATATAAATATAATGAATATTTATTTATTCAATTTTAAGTTAAATATATATTAAAAATATTGAATGTAGTAATATAATGAGTAGTATATTATATTACAGTAATCATTGCGAACCTTCCAAGAAACTAATCAAAACTATTTCGTCATTGAAAAAGATTAAGGACGACATACATTTTATATGTGTAGATAAGCGTGTTAAAGAGAATGACGGAGCAACATATATAATTCTTGAGAATAATCAAAGAGTTATATTACCGCCAACGGTTACAAAAGTACC